AGTTAATAACTTTATAGAATAAACTATACGAAAATCGGTATTTCGTATATTTATATGTACACACCGCGAGTAGGAAAAGACTCGTAAATAAAACCGTAAAACACTTAATAATTAACAATTAAATTTAAACATTATGGCATTAGACATTAACGCAATCCGTGGTAGACTGAACAAGCTACAAAACACACAAAGAAAATCTGACAATTTATGGAAACCAACTCCTGGTAAACATCAAGTTAGAATCGCACCTTACAAGTTCAACAAAGATAATCCGTTTATCGAACTTTATTTCCACTACAACATTAACAACAAAACTTATCTATCTCCGATGTCTTTCGGTAGACCTGACCCTATTGTAGAGTTTGCAGACAAACTTAAAAGAATGGGTGATAAAGAGGATTGGAAAGCAGCCAAGGCTATGGAGCCAAAGTTGAGAACTTTCGTACCTGTTATCGTAAGAGGTGAAGAAGGAGAAGGAGTTCGTTTTTGGGGATTTGGTAAAACTGTATATCAAGAAATTCTTGGTTATATTGCAGACCCAGATTATGGAGATATTACTGACCCAACAAGTGGTAGGGATTTAACAATCGAGTACGTATCTGCTGAAGATGGAGGTACTTCTTACCCAACAACTACTATCAGAGTTAAACCATCACAAACACCAATTTCAGAAGATTCTCAAAGAGCAACTGACTTTATTGAAAATCAAACTGAGATTACTGAATTATATTCAGAGTTATCTTACGATGAATTAAAAGGTGTATTAGAAGGATGGTTGAATCCAACTGATGAGAGTGCTAACGCTGGTACTCAATTTACATCAAATGAACCACTTGCACCTAAACAAACTGTATCAGAAGATATGGGAGGGTCTCAAGTAGTTGAAGCAGAATCATCTAAGAAAACTGATGATGTAGCTGCAGCATTTGATGATTTATTCAACAACTAATTAAACCAATTTTATGGCAAAGAAAAAAGACGAACAGGACTTAGCTAGTATCCTAGCGGATTCCTTAAACAAAAATTCCAAAGAACACAAGGTAGCATTTTTCCTCGATGATGAGGGTGCACCGACCAACGTAGATGGTTGGGTATCTACCGGATGTGCAATGTTGGATGTTGCTATTTCTAACCGCCCGTATGGTGGGTTGCCAGTTGGTAGAATTGTTGAATTAACTGGTTTAGAACAATCAGGTAAATCACTTGTATCTGCTCACCTCTTAGCTGAAACACAAAAGCTAGGAGGTGTCGCGGTACTAATCGATACAGAAACGGCAGTAAGTAGAGAATTTTTAGAAGCAATCGGTGTGGACGTTTCTAAATTACTTTATGTATCTGCAGATTCAGTTGAAGAAATCTTTGATATGACCGAAACCATTATCGAAAAGGTAAGGGAAACATCCAAAGATAGATTAGTAACCATTGTAACCGATTCAGTTGCTGCAGCATCTACTAAAACAGAACTTGCAGCAGATTATGGTAAAGATGGATACGCTACTGATAAAGCAATCATCATCTCTAAAGCGATGAGGAAGATTACCAATATGATTGGGAGACAGAAAATCTTATTAGTTTACACAAACCAACTTCGTCAGAAGATGAACGCTATGCCGTTCGGTGACCCTTGGACTACAAGTGGTGGTAAAGCTCTTGCTTTCCATGCATCTGTACGATTAAGATTAAAAGGTACCGGACAAATTAAAATGAAGGTGAATGGAAATGATAAGATTGTAGGAATGAAAGTTCGTGCACAAGTTGTAAAGAATAGAATGGGTCCACCATTACGTTCTACTGATTTTGAAATATTCTTTGATAGAGGAATCGATAATTACGGTTCTTGGTTAAAAGTAATGAAAGATGATAAGTTAGTTACTCAGGCTGGTGCATGGTATAAATATGTTGACATCGAAACTGGTGAAGAACATAAATTTCAATCTAAAGATTTCATCCCTTTAATGGAGGAAACTGATGAATTAAGAGAGCAGATTTATAAAAGAATCTGTGAATCACAAATTTTACAATACAAATCAGATACACTTGATATTGATTCTATGGAAATTGATACGAGTGGACCTGGAATGGATGACTAAAACTTAAACAATGAGAAATCAATTATTAGAAGCAACACGTAAACATGCCGAAGGGCATGTTGCAAAACATGTGGCAAATGTTGAAGTGTATCTAAACTCATCAATTGGTATTGGTGAACATTCTGATATAATCGAGGCAATCGAATTAGAATTAGAACATATAGCTAAATACCAAGACCAAATTGATATTTTAGACAAATACTTTCCAACAGAAAAACACAGGTTATAATGAAAGAACTATACAAGAACATTTTAGAGTCAGTTGAAACTGATAGAACCCAGAGTATCGATAGACACAAGAACTCTCGTGTACTTATTATCGATGGGTTAAATACATTTATCCGTTGTTGGACTTCAATTCCAACTATGAATGATGATGGAGACCATGTTGCCGGTGTAACTGGTGTACTTCGTTCAATTGGGTATGCAATCAGACAAACTCAACCGACTCGTGTTGTTGTAGTTTTTGATGGTAAGAATGGCTCAAATAGTAGAAAGAAAATATATTCTGAATACAAAGCAGGCCGTGATAAAAACAAACTTCGAGTAAATCGTCAGTATGCTGATATGATGAATGAAGAAGATGAACGTGAATCAATGAAACGCCAATATATGTGGTTGATGGAAATGATGCACGAACTTCCGATTACAACTATGATATACGATGGTGTTGAAGCAGATGATATCATGGCGTATATTCCTACCAAAATTTTAAAGGAAGGTGAACAAGCGGTAGTAATGTCAACCGATAAGGATTTTTTACAACTTGTCGATGAGGATACTATCGTTTGGTCTCCAACCAAAAAGAAGATTTACAATCAAAATAGAATAAAAGAAGAATTTGGGTTACACCCTAACAATTTACTCCTTTACAGAGTACTTGATGGTGATAAGTCAGATAATATACCAGGTGTATATGGATGTGGTATTAAAACACTCCTAAAGCGTTTTCCAGAACTAACAGAAGATGTTGAGTTATCAGTTGATGATTTGTTCCAACTAGCAGAACAAAAGAAAGTAGAATCAAAAGGAAAGATTAAACTTTATAATGATATTCTTGAAGCTAAGAAACAGATTATAATGAATGAACGATTGATGCAATTAAAAGATGTTGACATTAGTGGTACTATTAAGATGAGTGTTTTAGATAGATTTAATGAGGAAATAAAACCTCTAAACAAAATCGATTTTCTAAAAGTTTGTGTTAAGTACAAGGTTACTGATAAATTTGGAGATTTAAATTCCTGGTTAAAAGATACATTCGGTAATTTAATTACTGATTAAATTTGGAGATACGAAAAATTATTCGTATCTTTGTATCAAAGTTATATAAATAGAGTCATACATGCAAGAAATAGATACTTTATCGAAATACGGGCAAAGTTTTCAAAGTAAAGTTGTTTCAGCATTACTAACTGATGGTAAGTTCCTCGATACAATCTCGGAAATTGCTCACACGAAGTTCTTCGAAAGTGAGGCAAATAAATGGATTGTTGGTGAGATAATAGAATACCATGAGTTGTACAAGAAACCACCTACATTAGACGTATTCAAATCACAATTATCCAAGGTAGACAACGATATCATTAAGAAAACCGTTGTAGACCAACTGAAACATGTTTATACCCAAATTGGACAACAAGATTTTGAATATGTTAAAAACGAATTCACAGATTTTTGTAAGAACCAAAACTTAAAGAATGTAATTCTACAATCAGTAGATTTACTCAAGGCTGGTTCATATGATAGAATCAAAGATTTGGTAGATGCTGCAATGAAAGTTGGAACTGATGTAAATTTGGGACATGATTACATTGAAGATTTTGATTCAAGGGCAAGTGAAGAAAAACGAGTAGTTATTGGAACTGATTGGGAACCTATCAATGATTTGATGGGTGGAGGATTAGGACCAGGAGAACTCGGAGTAGTAGTTGCACCATCTGGTGTAGGAAAAACATGGATACTCTCAGCAATGGGTGCATCCGCTGTACGGCAAGGTTTGAATGTGGTACATTATAGTATGGAGTTATCTGAACACTACGTTGGTCAGAGATATGATGTACTATTCTCACATATTCCAACTGCGGAATTAAAAGACAGACACGAAGAAGTTAAAAACAAAGTAAAAGGACTAAAAGGGAATTTACTTATTAAGTATTTTCCACCAAAAGGTGTTACAGTAAAGAAGTTACAACAACATATTGAGAAAATGACCTCAATGGGAAACAGGCCCGATGTTATCATTGTAGATTATGCAGACCTTTTACTATCTCATTCCAATAAGACTGACTCTACTTATGCGGAACAAGGTGGTGTTTATATTGACCTTCGTGGTATGAGTGGTGAATTGGGAATACCAATTTGGACTGCATCTCAAACCAACCGTTCAGCAATTGATAGTGAAGTAATCGAGGCAGATAAGATTGCAGATTCATATGCAAAGGTAATGAATGCAGATTTCATTATGAGTTTTAGTAGAAAATCAAAAGATAAATTGAATAATACTGCTCGTGCTCACGTAATGAAAAACAGATTTGGACCTGATGGGATTACTTTCCCATGTAAGATGGATACTTGGACTGGTACTATCGATATCTATGACGGTAATTCACCTGATGGAGTAATAGTTCAGAAACAAGCTGCAAGTGGACAATTAGAAACCAAAAAACTACTTCACAAAAAGTATGTTGAGAATATGGGATAATGATAAACTATGAATCATATAGTAAGTTTGTTGAACATAATGAGTTAGATTTAGAATATCATAGAGTGACCCAAGATGTCTTTGGTAACCAAGATTTAGATTCTACTTTAGAAACTATTTTTCAATATCATCGAAAGAAAGGATTTCCTCACTATGATATTCCTACTCATAAAAGATTACAACAATTTAAATCTTTACAAAAGTTCGATGAACAAACTTTATTTAAAGATGGTAAGATAGACCAGACAATGCATGGATTATCTCTTGCATGGACTTACTTTCCTCATTGGGTAGATGTAATATGTGGTTCGAGTAAATTATCTCCAATTGAATATTGGAATAATGATGATAAGTTAAAAGAGATTATTCGTAAAACTTGGGATTGGCAACTCAAACATGGGAATGGTTCCTTTACCTTAAATCGATTAAGACAAAATTTAAAGATTTATGGTGGTAATCAATCAGTATCTAACTTTAGACCATCTGCAGCAAAATACATCTACAATACCTATGGTAACCAAGGAGTTGTATGGGATATGAGTTGTGGTTGGGGTGGTAGGATGATAGGGTTCCTTTCTAGTGAGTGTAAAAAGTATATTGGTACTGAACCTTCAAGTAAAACCTTTAATGGGTTAGAGAGGTTAAATAACGATATAAACACCGTTGGTAAAGAAGTTGAATTGCACCAATTAGGTTCGGAAGTATTCAGACCAGAAAAAGAAAGTGTGGATTTATGTTTTACATCACCACCTTATTTTGATACTGAAAAGTATTCAGATGAAGAAACACAATCTTATAAAAAATATCCTACCGAAGATACTTGGATAAATGGATTTTTGAAAGATACAATTTCAAACTGTTATTATGGTTTGAAAACTGGTGGTAAGATGATGTTAAACATTGCAAATACTACCAAGTATAAAACCATAGAAGATGATACTATACGATTATCTAATGAGTGTGGATTTAAACATGTAGATACGATTTATTTGATATTATCATCGGTTTCAGGTAAGGGAGAAAAGTTAGAACCTATCTTTATCTTTGAAAAATAACGATACTCTATCAAAACAATTTAACATATCCTTGATATTGTTGAGGATAATGTAAAACAATAAAATTAGTAAAAAAAATAACATAAAATCCTTTTCGTTTTTGGATATATATGATAGTTATACTCACCCAACCGAGTAAGGGAGTTGGGAAACTTAACAATTAAAATTAAAATTAAGATTATGGCAAATTCACAAGAATTGTTTGAGCAAATGAAAGATTTATTTACTCAATTTGAAACTGAACATGCAGGTTCTACTAAAGCTGCAAAATCAAGAGCTAGAAAAGCGATTGGAGAATTAAAAAAATTGGTAACTGAATACAGAAAAGTATCCGTAGAGGAATCTAAATAAGAAAGTTACTACAATGAGCAAATTATTCACAGAAAGAATACCTTACAAACCATTTGAATTTCCTGTATATTATGAAGAAGGATGGCTAAAACAAGCACAAGCGTTTTGGTTACATACTGAAATCTCTATGCAAGGTGATGTAAAGGATTGGAATGAAACTTTAACCAAGGAAGAAAAAAACTTAGTTGGTAACATTCTTTTGGGATTTGCTCAAACAGAATGTGCTGTATCTGATTATTGGACTACAATGGTAACCAATTGGTTTCCAAAGCATGAGATTAAACAGATGGCAATGATGTTTGGTTCCCAAGAAACAATCCACGCAACGGCATATTCTTATTTAAATGAAACATTAGGGTTAGATGATTTCTCAGCATTTTTGCATGAACCTGCAGTTGCTGAGAAATTCGAACTCTTAACCAAAACTACATCGGATTGGACTTACAAAGATTTAGCTACCAATCCTCTTGCAAGAAAAGAAGTAGCTCGTTCATTAGCAATATTTTCTGCATTTAGTGAGGGAGTATCACTTTACTCATCCTTTGCAGTATTGTACTCATTCCAAATGAGAAACATGTTAAAGGGAATCGGACAACAAATGAAATGGTCTGTTAGAGATGAATCTTTACATTCTAAAATGGGTTGTCAATTATTCAGACATATGTGTGAAGAGTTTCCTGAATTATTAGAAGATAGTAGAGAATCAATCTTAGAAGCAGCAAAACTAATCGTAGAATTAGAATCTCGTTTCATTGATATGATTTTCGAACAAGGTGATTTGGAAAATCTAAAGAAAGATGATTTGAAAGAATTCATCAAGGCTAGAACCAACATCAAATTAGAAGAATTGGGATATAAATCTCATTTCGATTACAACAAGAAAAAAGCAGAGAACTTAGAATGGTTCTATCACTTAACTGGTGGTATCACTCATACTGACTTCTTCGCTATTAGACCAACGGATTATTCGAAAGCCAACGAAGGTGAAGATTTCGGAGATATGTGGTAACCTTAAATACAATAATATGACTTTTGATAATTTAATAGATAACGTTACCCAATGGGCAGACGATAAAGATATTCTCAAATCTGAGAACGCACCAAAACAGTTGATGAAAGTAATGGAAGAGTTGGGTGAAACTGCTGGTGCCATTGCAAAGAACAAAGCAACTGAAGAAATACAAGATGGGATTGGTGATACATTCGTAACACTAATTATTCTTTCCAGACAATTAGGGTTAGACCCTACTGAGTGTTTAGAACATGCTTGGAACGAAATCAAAGGAAGAACTGGACAAACCGTAAATGGTGTGTTCATTAAATCAGAATGAAAACAAATTACCACATAAGAACAAACAAAGTTATCCATGGTGATAGTATAAAACATTATCCAAGTGGAACTGCAATTCTTGTACATATGATTACAAGAGGAATTAAATATAAATGTATTAAGAAGAAAAGAAATGGCTAAAAATCACGGAGAAGATTTAGGTTGGGAATTAGGAGTTGATTTCCCAGAGTGGGGTAATACCGAAATATATGTAAAAACAATATCTAAAGGATACTTGTTAGAAGGTGAAAAACCTAAAGATGCATATTGGAGAGTATCTACTCGAGTTGCACAAAGATTAGGAAAACCACAGATGGCATCAAAATTCTTTGATTACATTTGGAAAGGTTGGTTAAATTTAGCAACACCAGTACTATCAAATACAGGTACTGATAGAGGATTACCTATCTCTTGTTTCGGAATAGATGTAGCTGATTCAATTTTTGATATTGGTACTAAGAACTTAGAACTAATGTTACTTGCAAAACATGGTGGTGGTGTTGGTATTGGTATCAACCAAATCAGACCTGCAGGTGCTACTATTAGTGGTAATGGTACAAGTGATGGTGTAGTACCATTTGCTAAAATCTACGATTCTACTATCCTTGCAACCAACCAAGGTTCAGTTCGTAGAGGTGCTGCATCTGTTAACCTTAATATAGAACACAAAGATTTCGAAGAGTGGTTAGAAATCAGAGAACCAAAAGGAGATGTAAATAGACAATCACTTAACTTACACCAATGTGCGGTAGTAGGTGATAAGTTTATGAGAAAACTTCAAGATGGTGATGAAGATGCTCGTAGAAAATGGGGTAAACTTATTCAAAAACGAAAAGCAACAGGTGAACCTTATATCATGTACAAAGGGAATGTTAATAAACAGAACCCTGATATGTACAAGAACAATGGATTGAAAGTACATATGACAAACATCTGTTCTGAAATCACTTTACATACTGATGAATCACACTCATTCGTATGTTGTCTTTCGTCATTAAACGTTGCAAAATACGATGAATGGAAAGATACAGATTTAGTTTATACTGCAACTTGGTTCTTAGATGGTGTATTGGAAGAATTCATTCAAAAAGCAAAGAACTTAAAAGGATTCGAAAATTCAGTTCGTTCTGCAGAAAAAGGTAGAGCATTAGGATTGGGTGTATTAGGATGGCACACTTACTTACAGAAAAATGGTATTCCATTTGAAGGTATGGCTGCACAATTTGAAACTCGTAAGATTTTCTCTCAATTAAAGATTGAATCGGAAAGAGCTAGTAGAGATATGGCAGTTGAGTTAGGTGAACCATTATGGTGTAGAGATAGTGGAATGAGGAACACTCACCTTAGAGCAATCGCACCAACAGTATCGAACTCTAAACTAAGTGGTGATGTATCTGCAGGTATTGAACCATGGGCTGCAAACGTATTTACTGAACAAACATCTAAAGGAACTTTCATTCGTAAGAATAAAGAATTAGAAAAAGTTCTAAGAAAAGTTGGTATCAATACCAAAGAAACTTGGGATAAGATTATGGCTGATGGTGGTTCAATTCAAGATTTACAAGAACTAGATGAATTCAGATTCTTGGATAGTAAGTTGGTTAAGAAGGATGAAATATCAGAATTGGATTATGAGAAATCATTTAACATTAAAGATGTATTCAAAACTTTCAAAGAAATCAACCAATTAGACTTAGTAAAACAAGCTGGTATTAGACAACAATACATTGACCAAGCAGTATCACTTAACTTGGCATTCCCATCAACGGCTACTCCAAAGTGGATTAACCAAGTAACGATGGAAGCCTGGAAACAAGGAATAAAGACACTATATTACATGAGAACTGAATCAGTACTTCGTGGAGATATAGCAACAAGAGCAATGGACCCTGACTGCCTCTCATGCGACGGGTAATTAATTAACAATAATAGGAGAAAAAAAATGATTCAAGTAAAGAAATTCTACGCTGCATGGTGTGGACCATGTAAAATGTTAACCCCTGTAATGGAAGGAGTTAAAAAGAACCATACTGATATACAATTTGAAGATGTTGATGTTGATGCACAATACGAAATTGCTGCTAAATATTCAATTCGTTCAGTACCAACTGTTATTGTTGAAAAAGATGGAGTAGAAGTTCAGAGATTTGCTGGCTTACAATCTGAAATGGCTTACAATAATGCATTAAATGAATTAAAAATATAAAAAGTGGAATCAATAAATATTTACATGGAAGATACCGATAAAAACAAAATAGTTGGAACACCAGCTGTATCTTCTAAATTAAGTAAAAAGTTATTACACCCTACAACTGGCAATGAAATGTTTTTCATTGATAAGAATGAGGGAATGCGTTTGGGATTAATTAATAAAATGAATTTTAATAATATTCATCCTATTGCAAAAAATATGTGTGAAATCACAATAAAAATAGAACGAATTTAATTTGGTTATATCAAAAAAATTTTGTATATTTGTATAATA